GCCACAGCGGTTGCACTAGGAACATGGGCTTGGTTCGGATTACAGGAAAGACTGAACAAATTAGAAACCAATCAGATACTGATGCAGAAGTCGGTTGAGCAGAACGAAAATTTCAGAATTAAGTGGCCGCGAGGGGAACTCGGTGCGCTGCCAGCCGATGCCGAGCAGTTCATGCTCTTAGAACACCTTTCTAAAGAATTTAGTAAATTACAAGGGGTTCTCGAAAGCGGAAAGGCTCCATACGATCAACAGCAAGCACTCACCCTCGACTTCTTTGAGACAAGGATTGCAAATTTGGAACGTCACGTTGAGACACTCAAGGACAAACAGGCTGAAATGAAAGCGAACGGCAAAGTGGTGCATTAATGCAACTAACCATGATTATTCTTGTCTTATACCTTAATGGCTCCGTCATAGAGTTTATGGGTCACCATGAAAACTCTGCTGGTTGGGAGCGCATGGGTATGAGCGGATGCTTACAGATGAAAAGAACCTTGAAGCGAAATGGCTGGAAAGATAACATTGCTGGAACAACTCGCTACGCCTGTGAAAAACGTACAGTAGAGTTGAAAACCAACTGGGAGGGCAACGAGGTTGTTGCTAGTATAGTTAAATGAACACTGAGATAATCCATCACTTTGTTTGCACAACCTGTAAAGGATGGTGGAGCATTGCCGTGGAAGAGTTTATGGAGCCACGTAAATGGTTTTGCCCCTGGTGCGGAAAAGAGAACGATCAAGAGAGAGTAGATGGATGAAGATCACAGAGCCAGCACAAGCGCATTTAGATGGCTTGTTAAAGGATGGCGAGTTGTTAGAGATAGGTTTAGTCGGTGGTGGATGCGGTGGTGCGACTGTCGTTTTAAGCAAAGTGGAGTTGATGAGTTCAGACGCATTGAGTATTGGCGGGACAACCAATGTGATATTCGCAGATCAGACATCCCAGACCTATTTGAACGGTGGTAAGTTGACGTTGGATGAAGCTGCATTCAACACTGGATTTGTAGTAGAACCACCTCAACATATATCAAGTTGCGGATGCGGCGCATCAATCAAAATAGGATAACTAAATTGACAATATTTGATCACACCCACGCCAAGGGAAAATACTGGCGACACCTACTCCGGGCCGGATTCATTTCCGGCCTTTTTATTGGTAGTGGCCTGATCGGTTTGGTCCACGCCCTGGTGCCATTCTTCTTGCCTGAGTTTATGTCTTTAGCTGCGGCCAGGATCACGCAAGAACTTGAAATGAAAATCAGCAAATGTCCTTGAGTCCATTCAATGGACTCAGTGAGTTCATCGACGAGCTGTTAAAAAAACGGCGTATCAGCCTGGCAGTGCTAGTGGTGCTTTCCCTCCTTGTCACCCTAGTGCTGTCAGGTTGTGCGTCACTCAAAGAAGCTGGCTGGGTGTCTGGCACTGCCCTGGCGACCGGCGCAGCTGCGTCGGTTGTAACCGGGACACTGCCAGCGGTAGCAGTTGGCGCAGCTGCCGGTGGCATCACAGCTGCCGTGATCAGCGACGCACCAGCATCGATGCCGAGTTCCCCAGAACAGGCGACCAGTGGTTGGGGTGCGCTCGCGGTTTTGTTCGCGTCCTCCGCGAAGTGGCTAGGGTTGTGCGCCCTGGCGTTCATCGTGCTGGGCTGGCTGATGCCGTCACCGTTCAAGTTGAATAAGCGTGAAAAAGCTCGTTAAAAAGCTCGTTGAAGTTGTTTGGGTTGATGCGTTCATAGAGGGGGAATGGAAGGAATACGAGAAACCAAAGAAGGAAGACTGCCTGGTTAGTACCTACGGCCTTCTGGTTGAGAAGTCCAGGGAATGGGTCGTGCTTGCCATGACCTACGTTCCTGGCAAATCCCCATATTGGGGATCACTCTGGCATATCCCTCGCGGAATGGTTGTCCAGATCAACGAGCTGGCTGAAGTGCCAGATAAGCCGCGCACAAGAGAGGTGTCAAATGAACACCGCGAACAACCCGAAAACAATATTTGAAATCCCAGGACCTTATTGCGATATGAAAGTACCAGCCACTCCCATTACCCCCGGCTCTCAATTCCACGCAGAACTCATGTCTGCAAAGACGAAAGGCGCAGTGATCGACATCCTCTGTCAACGGGGATCTATGATGGGCTGGTTCAGTGATATGCCTGATGGCCTGTTCGACAAACTCCAGGGAATGAAAACATCATCCCCGCCAAAACAGTAGGAGCTGCCGGAGAGCAGCTCTTCTTCTCCCGCGCCCTACGCCAGGGCCTAGATGTTTCCATCCCTCTCGGCGATAACTCCCCTTACGACTGCCTGATCGACACAGGCTCAAAGATTCTCCGCGTCCAGATCAAGACTGCGAGCAAATCTATCAAGGATAATGCTGGTGGTAAATTCTACGGGTTCAGCTTAAAGCATGGCGCAACCAAATCGCCATATTCCGAGGGAACGCTGGATTTCTTCGCACTGGTTTGCCTGGACTTGGATTTGATTTACATCGTGCCAATTGAGCATCTGATTGGAATCCATAGCGCCGGTATATACACTGAATCGAACAGGAGCCGCTTTACAAAGTTCCGAGAGGATTGGGGGCGGTTCTGTCCTCACATCCTAACCGAATCGGTTAACTTATAACCGAATTCGGCCAACTCAACAGAAAGGGGTGGGTGGGTTTTTGCGGAAAGGGGTGGGTAGGTTGGGTAGGTTTTTTAGGCACAAAAAAAAGCCCCTCGCAATGAGGGGCTTCAATGTTTTTCTAACGATGCCATTTGGTTTCTATAGTCATTAGTCTTCCCCATATTGTGCATTGTATTCCCTTTCGGAATAAGATGCTAAATATCTCTCAGTATAACACTCTTCACAAATAGGATAACCTACCTGTTTGCTACAGAATTTTACTTCAGACTCGTCACATTGATAACATTTGCATAGTTTCTCAGTCATCAGTCTTCTCCTTAAACATGATTCAAAGGTGGTTCAATATATGAATCCCAGAACGGGTCTTGAACATTAGGCTCAGTCGCATATAGTTTGATTTGGAGCAGCTCAAGAAATGCTTTGGGCATTGGATTATGCCTGGTAGTATTCTCTCGAACGCGCCACGATTTAACTGCATCTAACGACACATACAACAGATCAGCGACCTGTTGAAGTGTCAGTTCGTGTTTGCTCATCAGCTTGATGAGCTTCTGGTTAGTGGTAGCCATCAGTCGATCATCACCAGGCGATGCTCGCCGCAGTCCATCACAACAATTTCGCGTGATCCTTTTAGGAACACATGAAGGTCGCCGAGCGAGGTCTTTCGAAGTGCAAAGAATTCCTGGTGCTTCTTGAAATCGTCCACGCTATCTCTGGTCGTGGTGATGTCGTCAGCAGTGGCGTACTCATACCCCGCTTCCTCATTGATTGCAGATACCATCTTTTCAATCTGTTCTTCCATCTCTACTCTCCTGTGAAGTCTCATCAGTGACGCTGTTTGCGCCAGACCGCCTCGCGGCGGTTTCGACTATTGGTTAAAAGTACCCGACAACGTATCCACCATCGCTGTAGTCAACGACACGAATGTGGTGCGTTCCCATCTCACCTTTGCCAGGTCCGTTCCAGCCCAATTCAATCTCGTAGGCCCAACCATCGGGATCATCTTCAGCATTGAGATAATCTACTAGCTCCTGGGCCTTGGCTTGATGAAACAATTTTGCCACCCGCGCTTTCCTGTTCTCATTGTCATCAACGGACACAATATTGTTTAAGTAGTTTTGAACTTCCATCTTTACTCTCCTGGTTGCTGAAGTTTTTGCGAGAACTCTTCCACTGCCACGATCCCAGTAGGGCTTGTCAGGCTCAAATCCGAATCGACGACGCTCGTTGTCCAAGTCTTCACCTTCTAAATCTTTCATCTCTACTCTCCTTGATGCCGCCCCCGAAGGGGCGGCGGTTGATTGATTCAATATCCCTGAGCAGCGAATTTGGCCTCGATCTCGGCCAGCCCCTGTTCGCGCGTAATCACTCGAGGAGCGTGTTGTGGCCTGGACCTTGGCTGCGATTCCCTGTGCTCGATCAGCCCCAGTGCAAACTCCAAGGCCACCGTCTGTGCATCGTCATCGCTAAGACGAAGATCGAAAAAATCGTCGCCCCATCCACGCTGTTCAGACTGTCTCCCTCGGACCGGTCGGTATAATTCCCTGTGCTCGATGCCGTCCCATCCCGTTACAATCATCTGCTTTTTACCGCATGAGTAAACGGTGCAATTCTCAATCACGACTGTTCCCATATGATCCCAATCGCTGATTTTGGTTACTAAGTCGCCTTTCTTAAATGCTTTCATCTCTACTCTCCTAGTTAACGTGAACGTGGAAAAAGTGATTGGCATACTGACAATAGTTAGCCTTGATCAAGCCCTTCTTTCTGAGGTTGTCGATAACGATTTTCGACCAGGGGTTTTCAATGCGGCGATCTGGATTGTTTCGTATCGTCCAGCGGAGCCGCTTGGTGCTGACTGTCAGACCCTTGCCGCCTTCATAAAGATCGATCAAACGATTCAGTGTTTCATTTTCTTTTTTCGTAAGTTTCATCTCTACTCTCCTGGTTGTTGTTAGCGGTAATCGCGCATCATGCAGTGCATCTCTTCCGCGTAATCCCAATGACGCGCTGCGAAGTCCTCATCGATTCGGTTGGCATCAATCAGTTTATTGATCTGCAACTCGGTTGCGTAGTACAGCGCATCCCAGTGACCGGCGTTAAGATCGTCGGCGATGTCGGACAAGTTGATTTTCTTGCCAGCGTTGATTTTGTCTTCTGTTCTCATCTCGCTCTCCTGTGAAGTGTTGACACTGACAAACCGTATTGGCTTGTCGCTGTTAACTCTCCTTCTTGCAGCCTCGTCCTCGAGGGCCTGGTCGGGTCTTTCCCGGCTCGGTGATCAGGGTCTCTTGGCTTTCGATCCCCCCCGCTGAAGTGGTTATTATACGCTCTAGTGTATATAGAACACAATAGGTTTGAGAGGGTTTTTTAAAAATAATTTAGGGGGCGAGCCGCTCGACAGACGCGGCTAGATCAGTCTTGCGGATCGCTCATTGACGTTCTACAGGCGTTACCCAGCGTCCGGTCACGCGACACTTGCGCTTGGGTGACTCGAACACAAGCCCTTCCTTCTTCATGCCGTTGACTCGGCCTGAGACTGCGTTGATCTCGAGGCCGGTCAGTCGGCTGATCTCTTTCAGCGTTAGGTTGGTGGACAGCTCCTGATCGTCAAGGCAGTTCAGGATCTGGCCCACCTGGGTCTGCTGTTGCCCCGAATCTTTGAGCGCGTGGTAGGAGAGGGTGCTGGTTGATCTGGTCATTAGGTTGTCCTCAAAATAAAGCTGTGAGTTTATCGTTCGAAATTTAATCTATAACCCTCCAAACTGTAGCGGGAGTTCGATGCGCCTTTATATTCTTAACATTAGAGAAGCCTATTCTTTCAATTAGTCCAGCCTTTACAGCCCTAACGGTAATACCACCCCATGCCCTTTTGCTTGGCGGGATAGGAATTTCTTTTTCCGAAGCTACTCTTACATCCTCAGTCATAAATTCACGGTGAGATTTAATATATTTCAATAAAAAAATGTATGCTGTATCTGACCATTTATCGTGCACACTGTCAGCATTATCTAGTGCTGTGTGAATTCCTATATCGCGTAACTTACTACCTCTCAGAGCAGAAAGGGTACTGGTCGATCTAATCATTTTGTTTGTCCTTTAGAATAGCTTTGGGAGTTCATCGTCGAATGGCACACCGTCGTCGTTCTTCTTGATCGACTCAATCGCCGCGCCGTCGAACCTCGCCATCTCGGACAGGTACTTGCTCTCGGAGTTAAGGAGGTCTTCGGTCAGCTGCGACAAATCGTTGGACTTAAACGCCGGTGGATCGCCAGCCCAATCATTGCGGGTGGCATTGATAAATGGCTTCTGCGTGTTCTTCGTGACGTACACGATGCGGTTACCTTCCTTGTCGAACTTCACCGGCTCGGCCCAGGGGATCAGGCTCGGGATGAACAAGTGATCCTGGCATCCTTCGGTTTGTTTCTTGAATCCAATACGTTTATCGTGGAACTCGCAGCGCCAGTTACCCTTACGCTCCGGCTCACCTGGCTCGGTCGAGCTTGTAGCCTCAACAGGCGTTGAGTGGGCGCACGTTCGGCAGTTGACCTGGGCGACCTTGGTGCCGTGGCACGGCTCCTTGAAGGCGCACCAACGACACTGAAAGTAGTCGGGCTTGTTGGAAATTCTTGGCGGCGCTTCGGCAGACTCGAAGATGCGCCGTGCTCTCTCGAGGTACATCTGGGCAGCTGCTGCGTCGTAGTCGGTGCGGCAGCTGGTGATGTCCCGACCCCCAGGTGTGGTGACCGTCAGGTAGTGGCGCGTCAGCTTGGTGAGGTGCATGTAGAGTTGGGCCTGACCGAAATATGTTCCCGACCAGTTCTCCAAACTTTCTTTCTCCCCCAGCTCACGCTTTAACTTCTCGAGCTTGTTGAAGGTCTTCTGCTGTACCTGTTTATGCTCCCACACATGCATGGTCTTAGGAGCGGCTGCGACGCCCTCGATGACACCGTCCAGGTGGCCGAGCAGGTGACCACCCATGTCGTGGACCTCAAACTGCGAGCCGTCCTCGTAGTGGGTCTGGAGCTTGATCCCAGGCACTGCTCGAAGACGAGTTGCCATCAGTTCTTCGCCGGCGAAGCCGTCACCAAAGCGGCGCAGGGTCGGCGCGTCGAAGGTGACGGGGATAGTCCAGCGCCACCCGTACCAGAGGTCTCGTTCGCAGTCCTTACCCAGGTTGGAGCATTGTATATAGGTGCGGACACTCGCCGGGTTAGCGGCGATGATCGCCTGGTCAACTGCCTCTAGTGTTTTATCTGGAGCTGGTAGATTTAATTCCATGTTGTCTCCTTGAACTCTTCAAGAGCAGCGTAGTATGCTTGGATGAAATCCCAACGATCCGGGTGAGTAAACCGCCATCCGGGAGGCTGGTGACCCCACCGTTCAGAAGTCCAACTCATCTGAACTTTGTCATTGCGTACTGGATCGGCCTTAAATTCTACGGTTACGCCTGATGGCAAGTCGTATATTTGTCTCATGTTGTCTCCTTGTGAAACCCCGCTGCCCCCCTTTACAAATAACGCCACATTATTTTTCCAAGGATGATGCAATATGGACAGCGGGATTATTTATATTTCAAACGGCCAGTTCGCGCCCATGTACGCCATCCAGCAGAAGAACGTAAAAAGACAAGCCCCGGCAGCGCCACCCACAACAGCTATGGCGATGGTTTTAGCTATGGCTCGTCTACTCACTTGTTGCTGGCTGCGCAGTGCTGTCCGTGTCAGCGTCAACCGCTGCACTCGTGCTACCACCGCCACCGACCTCGATGCAGCCAACCAGGGAGTGCATGGCACCGATAGCCATGACAGTGATGACTACGGTTTGCAGCCAGAATTTCTTAGATTCATTCATAAACTTGCCTCTCGTGTTTGTGCAACGAGATTGAGGAGGTGTAAGTCGTGTCGCCGATAGTCGTTGCCACCATCGTCGAGCAACCCGAGAGAACTAAGACAGCCATCAGCAAAAAATAACTGAGGCAAATTACTTTCCACGTATAAAGTCTTTGCATTATTCTTCTCCTAATGTTTTGGAAGCGAGTCGTAAACTTCCTTCATCAAGACCTCTTCAGCTCTGATGCCAATGGCGTGCATCTCGTCAGCCTGTTCGATAATGGTTTTTACCGACAACAAAAGACCGGAAGAAAAATCCAGCCAGAGATCAGCGGTGGGAACCTTCTCCTGATTCTCAATGCAGTTGTCCAGGAGCGAGGCAAGCTCGTCACGGATCGCTTGGAACACGCGGTCGCCTTCGATTCCGAGTTGGCGCTTCGCGCTACTCATCAAACCGATCCACGATCCATCCCCCAAGACACAACAAGGTGCCCCAGGGGATGACGAAGTAGACGAGCAGTGTGATGAGTTGGTCTACCACGCTGGCTCATCCTTATCGACTGCCGCTTCCGCAGTTTTACCCCACGGGTCCACCTTCTGCGGCGCACTCCCGTTGGTTGGTGCGGATCGTGGTAATGCTCGGTAGCCCGTGATTTTATTGAAACTACCGTCAGGCTCGAGCTTGATCTCAACCTTTCGACCGACCAGCTCGGCAGACTTGCCAAGCGCAGCGAGGCCACAGGCGTCTGCCAGACGGGTCAGTTCCTTGAACGCAATCTCTTTCACATTCTCTTTAGGGTGACCCGTGTTGTACCAGCTGTTCACACGACGCCCCGTGTCTAGGGAGAAGTTCAGTTTCAGCATTTCATTGCCAGCTTGAGAAATCTGATCTGACTCCTCTTCAATGGTTGCGGCGTACCAGCCAGACGGTAACGGCTCGTATGAGTCGTTGGTGCTGGCGTAGTCGGCGACGTTAAGGTTTAGTTCCATGATTGATTGCTCCTATGCAGCTTTCTTGGTTGATGTGGTTGCGCCTTCGATCTTTTTCTTGAGCGCAGCGAGGTTTGGTTTTTCAAATATGTCGAGCTTGCCCGAACGATCCTTCGCCTCGTACTGCTCATCGTGATGGCACTGGATGTAGTGGGCGAGGGTGTCGTCTTCCTTAAAGATCCGCATAGCGCCGACCACATCGAAGTGATGTGCGATGTCAGCGCCGAGCGCCTGTCCTGGCATCTTCGGTGTGTACTGCTGTACCCCCTTCGAGTCGTCCTTTTCTTTCTTGGACTTACAGGTCATCACGACGTTGCACGGAAGGTCTCGAAGTTCTCTTATGAAACCCCCGGCGATTTGAGACAGTTCCCCGTATGCCTTCATTGGCATCTTAGTTTTCGTCAGCTCCTGTTCAAGGATTTGCTGTGCCACCTCGGTGATTGAGTCGATGCAGACCCAGGCCGGTGGGCCGTTGGTCTTTAGATAGTTGAGGACTTCCTCGAACTCTTGGCGCGAATGAACTTCGGCGATCTTGATGCTACTGGGAGCATCTTTGATTGAGAGTAGTCCACCCTCAGCCGAGATGATCAGGGTTGGTTCTTTAGCGGTAGCACACAGCACTGTCTTGCCCGACCCGGCTGGGCCGTAGATTAAAAGTTTCAGACCGGTCTTTTTGACCGCATCAGCGGGGTTAATGAATTCAATTGCCATACTTACTTTCTCCTTGTGTTGTGTTGTTCGACAAGCGCCACTATACTCCTTCGAATGTCAACGTCAAGCACCAAGCGACACACGGCTCGCGCAATAGCCATCTGTGGCGGCCAAACAAGTGCGGCTAAGGCTATTGGTGTCCAGCGACAGGCGGTATTTCAATGGGTGAAAAAAGGTCGGGTACCGGCTGACAAGGTGCTTATTTTATGCGAACTGGTGGATCACCAGGTGACCCCGCAGCAATTACGACCAGACGTTTTCGGACATCCCGCCTCCCACGGGCGGTAAATCGTGGGACTCTCCTCCTCCTTATTGTGCCGGTCCTTCGGGGCCGGCCTTTTTTTATGAACGCTGAACTGGAGACATTGCTCTCGCGCCTGGACAAGGTGCAGGGGCGCAACGGCAAGTTCAAGGCGCGATGCCCAGCGCATGATGATCGAGGGCCGTCGTTGTCCGTAACCGAGACCGACAACGGGCAGCTGCTGATCCACTGCTTCGCTGGCTGCGGAGCAGCCGAGGTGATCGAGGCGATAGGGTTGCAGATGCGAGACCTGTTTCCGAAGGACGACTTTATTCAGTCTCGAAGTTACGACAGAAAACCCAGACCTAACTATCGGCTGATCGTTGAGAACGCGAGACACGCAGCTGTGCTTGTTCACATCTACGCTGCGAAGATTCAATCGGACCCTGAGTGGTACTCGAAGCTCGGCCTGGATGAACGTGACAGGATTATCTTCGAAGGTGTATGCGACGACTTGAGAGTGTTAATTGATGCCTGAACCGAAGATCGACTACTACGCCTCGAAGCTGAAGCGTGACGTACTGCCGACACCGTTGGTGCATGACTACTCGCGCTGGGGCATTGAGCGTTACGAGGGTTGGGCACCACCAATAGAGTGGATCATCGAGGGTGTGCTGCCGGTGACCCCAGGCTTGATAGCCAGCATGGGTGGAGTCGGCAAGAGCTTTTTGATGCTCGACGCGGCTATACGCATAGCAGCTGGCCCTGGTGCCTTTGGGCAGTGGGCAATGGGCGGGAAGGTTGCCCAACAGGGCAAGGTCTTGATGATCACCGCCGAGGACTCGAGGAACGCGATCCACCGTCGCTTGAATCTGATCATGTCGCCCGACCAGCACAAGAAGCTCGAGGGGAACCTGTTTATCGTGCCATTACCCGACGCTGGCGGCACCAGGCCGCTCCTGGAGTGCGTCGGTGGCCAGTACGTGATGACTGCAGCCTGGGACGACTTCTGTAACAACATCATCAAGATGGGCATTTTGTGTAGTTTCCTGGACCCCTGGCAAGCCCTGGTAGCAGCAGATGCGAACGACCCAGCGGCAGGGCAGTGCTACTGGTCATCAGTGTCTCAGCTGTGCGCGGAGACACACTCAGCGAACTTGACAAGTCACCACATGCGTAAGGGTGGCGAGATCGACGGAATTGCAAGCGCCCGTAGTGCAATTAGGGGATCGTCAGCCCTGGTTGACGGCTCACGGCTGAGTTACGCGCTTTGGCCGGCAATGGCAGACCAGCGGATTCTGACCGAGCAAGTGCTCGGCACCCCGTTAGGGCCGCTGGATTTGATACAAGGCGCAGTCGTCAAGAGCAACGACTTCGGGATGTCTGAGGTGGCTACGTACGTCAGAGACCGCGTCAGCGGTCTCCTGATCGACTGTAGCGAGCAGTTGGCAGAGCAGATCGAGGAGGCGAACACGTTGCCGACGTCAGCGATGCACGACACGGTGCTTGAGGCGACCGTGCGCTGGGATCGAGGTCAGCCGTTCTCGAAGGCCCCGCAGTCGGATAGGTGGATAGGTGCCTGGATGATGCATCAGTTCAAATGCTCGAAGCCGGTGGCGTTGAAGTATTTGCGTGAGTGGGTTGGTCGTGGTGAGCTGATCCAGGAGTGGTGCAAGGAGATACGTTCTAACGGTCTCAAGGGTCGTTGAGACCATGCAGAGACCATGCAGAGACCATGCAAAACCACCCCAGTAGATACACCCGTGGGGGTGTTGGCAGTATGGTCTCTCTTAGAGAGAGAGACCATGCACTGCCACCATCCCGCCCCCGCGACACTGACCATGTAAGAGACTGACACCAACCATGTCTCGAGGCATCATTTGGGAAGAGGGTAATCGCTACGGCAAGCTCGAAGTCGTTGCTTACGACAAGACGACCACCCAAGGCGTTAAGTGGCACTGCCGCTGTGATTGCGGCAAGCGACACACGACCTACGGGAAGAGTCTTCGAGCTGGCCGGGTTCGATCATGTGGTTGCGAGAAAGGATTTTCCGGCGAAGAGGCGTTCTACGAGGCGTTAAGCAGGACCCAGAGTCCTTGCGATAAGGGCTGCGTCGCCTGGGAAACGTGCCGCCAGGACGAGCTTGCGTGTCAGCCCTTTGCGAATTACGCGAAGTTTGGTTGGGACACTACCGGCGACCCAGACAAATTCCCGCCTACCAGGGCGCAATACGAGAAGCTATTTCATGCGTGACACGCGCATAAAGAACGAACTCGGCAACCGTCACGGCGCTCTAACGGTTGTTGATGAGGCACCGAGCAAAGGACGAGGTGCTGAGTGGCGATGTCGTTGCGATTGCGGTAACTACATTACGATTCGCGCTACTTCACTTAGGCGCGGTTACAACAAGGATTGTGGATGCGGTATGGGCGGGAACAGGAAGTTGGGCAGCGCCCTTATCAACATTGGCACGCCACCGTGCGATAAAGGGTGCAGTTGCCGGGATCATTGTCGGCATGAGGAGCTTGCGTGCAAGGCGTATCAGTGCTGGCTTGCGAGTGGCGTCGAGGTTGAGCCTGATCCACAGAACTTTAGACCCACTAACCGACTGTTCGAGAGGATCTTTAAATGAGCAAAATGCAGCGAACCAAGGGTCAGGTAGGTGAGCGTGAGGTCTGCACGATCTTGCGCCAGGAGTTGGGCATCGAGGTGAATCGCAACTGGCAAGCACAGTCTGCTGTTGGCGGTGCGGATATAATGCTTCCAGGCTGGGCGATTGAGGTCAAGCGCGCTAAAGTGCTCCGTGTGGCCTCCTGGTGGACTCAGGCGGCGTTGCAAGCCAATGCCTGTGGTCTTAGGCCTCTTTTAGTGTATCGCCCTGACAGAGGCTCCTGGATGGCTAGAATGAGTATGTGTGATCTGAGGCAGGATTTGAAGTGTCATCACCAGGTGGAGATGGCGTTGGAGTGTTGGGTGAACTTTTACAAGCACACGACTGAGGGCCGCCACATACATGCTGACACTTGAATCGTTCAAACTGTTAGGAGCCAAGCCAGGGCGACTCACGCCTGGTACTGGCGGCGTACCTGACATTACCTTTCAGGAGGTCGCTGATGTTCTGGCATCAGTGCCTTACGAGGTCAGCGTCTACGCCCGGCTAATCTACGGTCAGGAGTGGCATCTCAATGGCACGCTGCGCCAGGTCCTGCTTGATCAGTTGCACACGGATGATGATGAGACAGCAGTGAGCAACGTGGACTACTGGCCCAGGATAATACAGATAGCAGTCGGCACCGCGAGCAGTGCGTATCATTTGACAGCAGGGCAGAAGGCTGTCGCGATGGGAGTTAAGTGGTGGCACAACGGTCACGAGCAGGACTATCAGGCAGCGGCCTCGATCCTCGACGTTTACGACGCTGAGATCCGCATTGCACTTGGCAAGTGGAACGAGAAGCAGCGCGAAGATAACGCTTCAAATGTTTGACCAAGCCCAAAGGTATCTGTATTCTCATAATCGCACAGAGCTATGCCTGTTCGATACCATGTCAGCACACGACACCTCAACAAACGAAGGGTGCTTGGCCTGTGAGTTCCGGTGTGCTTTCCAACATCTTACAAGACGTTAGCAGAAGTTAGCAGAAGTTAGCAGAAGTTAGAAGACGTTCGACGGTATTGTAGAAACAATAGAGTTGGCGCACACACGCCCACTCGCCTGGTGCCGCCGGTCCCGAAATCCCACCAATCATGACCGACGCTTCAGAACAGGCGTAGATGCCTGTGGATAACTTCTCGATGTGCGTCCCAAATGCACACGAAAGCGGTGGGAGTCAATGAAATCAATGACTTAGCGAACACCAGTTAGTTCGCATAATGCTAATTATGTAAAGTCGCAGATCAGCTGCCGGGCCGGACTCCCACAAACGGGCTTAAAACAGGCGTTTTTTGGGCGACCCCCCCACCCCCTTTTTATTTTTCGAAAGGAAAAGGAATATCTCTTCCGCAATTTCGTGGGGAAAAAAGGTAATTTAAGGATTTACTTATATGAGAAAACTTGACGAAAGACAAGAACGATTCGTGCGCCTGTACGTCGAATCCGGCAACGCCACGAAAGCGTGTATTGAAGCCGGATATAGCGAGAACAGCGCCTCTCAAAAAGGGTGGGATTTAAAGAATCGCTACGCAGACGTTATTGAGCAACGCCTCAAGGACGCTGTACGGGACAAAGTCCCAGAAGCGATGCTGACCATCAGCTTCCTGGCGAAAAACGCCAACAGCGAAACGGTGCGCCTGGCAGCTGCCAAGGACATCGCAGATCGCGGCGGCATGAAGCCAACCGACAAGATCGAGCAACAGGTCACCAACATCGAAAAGAGTACGGACGAATTACGCTACGAGTTGGCGAGACTCCTGGGCGACGAACTCATCGAGATCGAAGAAATACCGACTACTCTGAATTAGTTGCACTTATGAAGAGCAATGCCGTTCAAGTCTAAAAAGCAACGCAAGTGGATGTATGCGAACGAACCCAAGATGGCGAAACGCTGGTCTGATGAACAAAAAAAAGCAAATCCTAAGCTTAGAACCAAGAGAATACGTCGAAAAAAAACTTGAGCTGATCAAGCTCATTAGAGAGCGAGAACTTTACAACCAACTCGAAGACTACGACCCGTATCCATTCCAGGAGCGGTTCATCCAAACAACCAGGGAGTCGCTTCAGACTGTCCTTTGTGCAGGTAACCGGGTCGGGAAAACTCGCGTAGGCGCATTTCTCATCGCCGCGTCACTTACAGGCCGCTACCCAGAGTGGTACACGGGACGTACCTTCAACAAGCCGATTACGGCCTGGTGTGGTGGGGTATCAACAGAAACGGTCCGGGACATCGTCCAGGCCGAGCTGCTGGGTACACCTGGAGATCGAAAGGCGTTAGGCACGGGCCTTATACCAAAAGACTGCATCATCGAGACACAGCGCAAGCCTGGTGTCCCGAACGCGGTGTCTATGGCCCTGGTAAAGCACATCTCGGGCGGCACCAGCTACGTCTACTTTAAGGCGTTCAACATGGGCAACGAAGTCTGGATGGGTCGCTCATGTGACCTGATCTGGCTCGATGAAGAGCCACCGAGGACCATCTATACACAGGCTGTCACACGAACCCTCGACCGCAAGGGGACGGTCTTTATGACCTACACCCCAGAGTCGGGGATGTCGGAAACAACAGCACAGTTCTTTAACGATCTACGTCCAGGACAAGCCCTGACTCACGGCTCCTGGGACGACGCGAGCGAGCGTATTAAGACGGTGGTGAAGGGTAACCCCGGACACCTTACGGAATCTGCGATGGAGCAGATCCTGGCCGCGTACCCGCCGCATGAACGAGAAATGCGGAAGTACGGAAGACCGACGATCGGCAGCGGTCTCGTGTTTCCTGTACCAGAAGAGAAGCTCATCTGTGAGCCTTTCTCGATCCCAAAAGAGTATTTAAGGATTGGCGGCATCGACTTTGGGTGGGACCATCCGACAGCTGTTGTCTGGCTCGCCTACGACGCGGACGAGGACACGATATATGTCTACGACACATATCGACAATCAAAGGTTACGCCAGCGGTCCACGCTCTCGCGATCAACACGCGACCCAGGTGGATCAGCTACGCCTGGCCGCACGACGGACATCGCCGGGACGCTTTCGGCAATCCCGGCCTCGCGGAAACCTACCGCGCAGAAGGCGTCAACCTTCTACCGACGCACTTCACGAACCCACCAGCGATGGGGGAGAAGAAGGGTGGTAACGCCATCGAGGTCGGCATAATGGAGATGCTGCAACGGATGGAATCAGGACGCTTTAAGGTGTTCTCAACGCAAATGGATTGGTTTGAAGAATTAAGAATGTATCATCGAAAAGAGGGTCGCATAACACCGATAAGAGATGACTTAATGGC